AAAAAATTTTTTTTTTTTTTAAAAAACTTTTGAGTCTTCCCCCCCCCCCTCAAAAAAAGTGTAAATTTGTGGTCATTTTTATACTTTTTATACTTTTTTCTTTTAAAAAGTATATTACTAAATAAAATTAATGGTGATAATTATTTCAATTATTAAAAAGTATAAAAAAGTATAAAAAAAGTATAAAAAAGTATAAAAAAGTATAAAAAAAAGTATAAAAAGTATAAATTTATTTAAAAGGAAAAATAAAATATACGTATAATATATATAATGTTTACATGCGAAAAATGTAATTATAATACAAAAATTAAATGTAATTACCTTAAACACCTAAACACAAAGAAACATTTTAATAACGTTAAAAGTGAAGAGAAATTGACATCTAAAAATAAAAAGTATAAAAAAATGACCACAAATGACCACAAAATGACCACAAATGAACACAAAATGACCAAAAATGAACACAAAATTAAAGAATCAAATATTGAAACAAAAAAACAACAATGTAGTTTTAAATGTAAATATTGTGGTAAGAGTTTTAAAACTAAACCTAGTATGAGAAGGCATGAGTTACATTATTGTAAAAAAAATAATAGCGAAATACCATTGCAAAGTATTATAAATAAAAAAGAACTAGAGTTGAAAAACGAGAAAAAGGAGAAGAAAAAGTTATATAAACATATTGAATCTTTATTAGAAAAAGTAGGAGACACTATAAATAATAATACTATAAATCAAACAAATAATATAGTATTAAATAATTATGGAAATGAAGATTTAAGTCATATTACTTCAAGAGTATTAGATAAACTAATAATGTCACCTTGTCAAATGATAAGTAATTTAACAAGAATGATTCATTTTAATAGAGAAAAACCGGAGAATATGAATATTTATATACCGAACAAAAAGGAAAAATATATAAAAATATTTAAGGATGATCAATGGATATTAGAAAATAAAAAAGATAGGATTCCAGACTTAGTAGACAAGAATTATTTTATACTAGATAATCATTATGAAGAAGGAGGTGAAGATAAATTAGATAAATTTACTAATAAATCATATAAAGATTTACAGAAGAAAATTGATAAAAAAGATGACTATACACATAAAATAGAGTATGATGCATGTGAATTGGAAATACTAAATAATACTAAGTTAGTAATGGATCAACATAATTTAAAATGAATAATTATGTAAAGATCAATATTTTTTTTTCTAATATAAATATAAATGGGAGGAGGTTGTATAGAACTAGAAGCTTATGGTACATTAGATCCTAATCTAACTGGTAATCCACAATTTTCATATTTTAAAAGCGTTTATAGACGTCATACTAATTTTTCAATTGAGTCAATAGAGCAAAATTGGAATGTTAGTTTAAATCTTGGGAAAAAAGTAAGTTGTACTTTATCAAAAACTGGAGATTTAATAAAAAACGTTTATATAGAGACTAAAGGGGCAATACATGATAATAGAGTACATAATCCAGGACCATCATTAATTAAAAAAGCTAATATTGAAATAGGAGGAAATATAATAGATGAATTTAGTGGTCGATATATATCTCATTATCTCTCTTTGAAAAGTGGTGGTGGTCTCACATCACAACATATTAAGCCTAGAAAAATGATATCTAATGGTATTGGAACAAGTCATCTTGGTGGATTCAAAAATGAAACAAGAATTTTTTTTATTGATTTACCATTTTGGTTTACAAAACATTCATCGCTTGCACTTCCTATTGTAGCTTTACAAAATAGTAATGTAACTATTAATGTACATGTAGCAGCAAAAGAAAATGGTGCTTCTTGGAACAAATCTGCATATGATTCTATTGATTATGGTAAATTATATTGTGATTACATATTCTTAGATGTTGATGAGAAAAAACGGTTTGTTCAAACTGAGCATGAATATTTAATAGAACAAGTTGATGAACAGATAAGTAAAGTAAAGGCCTCCAATAATAATACGACTTATAATAATAATGTAAAAATAAATTTTAATCATCCAGTTAAGGAGCTTATGATATTATTTACAGGTACAGCTGTAGATAATGAATCAACCATAGCAAGTGCAGATATATTTTCTACTCTTGATGGTTATTTGAATCCGTTTGAGTCAACGATAAAGCTCCAACTTAATGGTCAAGATAGATTTTCTGAAAGATGTTTACAATATTTTTCTGTAAAACAGGTTGCAGATTATTATGGTGGAATGGGCTATGATTCTGGAGATAGTTCATATTTTAATGATGGTATTTGTTTATATTCTTTTGCTCTAGAACCAGATAAACCACAACCATCTGGTACATGCAATTTTTCAAAAATAGATGATGCGAGACTTATAACTAAATTAATGAAGACAGTTTCTGTAACAAGTACCACTCCTTCAGATTTTAATATGTATATATATGCTCGTAATTATAATATTTTAAGAATACATGGTGGTAGAGGAGGTTTAGCTTATGGAAAATATTAATTATTAATATTATTTATTATTTAATTTTGATATATATATATATTATATATTTATATTTTATATATATGGGAGGTGGAACTATACAATTAGCAGCAACAGATAATCAAAATAAATATTTAAGTGGTACAGAATCAGTATCATTATTAGAATCTCCTTATGATTCTAAAAAGGGTTATGCACGATCTTCAACAATACAAAATACAAGTAAAATTGGTTATGAAAATCCTGAAATGTCTCATTTTAAAGCTGTTTATAGAAGACACACAAATTTTTCAATAGAAGAAGTAGAGCAAATTGATTTAGCAGGAATTCCATCTAATGGTGGTGGAACATTAACTTATACTATATCTAAAAGTGATGGTGATTTATTAAGAGGATTAACACTTAATGTAACATTGCCAGCTGTTACTTCATTAACTAAATGTAATTATGCAGGTTATACAAATAATACAGGTCATGCTTTTATAAAGAGTGTAGATTTACAAATAGGAGGAACATCTATTGATAAGCATTACGGAATATGGTTGGATGTATGGAATGAACTTACAGATCATGATGAATCAGAGCACGATATGTTAAATAAACATCAAACTAAAAAATATTTATTATCGAGTGGTATGCATCATCTAATAAGAGACTCAAATAATAAAGTAACTAATATAAGGAAACAATCTATGTTAGAAAATGATTTAAACTTATCCATTCCATTAAAATTTTGGTTTTGTAGAAATCCAAAACTAGCTTTACCTTTAGTTGCTCTTTCAAATCATAATATAACGGTTATAGTAGAAACAAGAGGATTAAAGGAATTAGTTAATAGTGATGTTACTCAAGCTAATGTAACTGGAAATCCAACTGTAAATCTAGTAGGATCATTTATATTATTAGACACCGATGAAAAAAACAGATTAAAGAATAATTCTCTTGAATATTTAATAGAACAAGTACAATATAATGGTACTGGCACATCAATGACTACACCCATAGATTTAAATTTTAATCATCCCGTTAAAGAATTAATATGGGTAGTACAACAAAATGCAAGTTCAACAGAAAAAACAGCATATACTAGTGTTACAGATGGTTATGATGTTTTAGGAATGGGGGATATAGATACTTTTTCAGGTAATCATTATGGATCAACACATACACAAGGTAATGATTATTTTAATTATGATGGTGATGGGACAAATTCATATTTTTATAATAGCCAGATTCATAATGATGCATTTACAGAATGTAAGTTTACTTTTGATAGCACGGATAGATTTGCATTTACTAAAGCCATAACATTTAGAAAAAGATATCCAAAAGAAGCTGGACATAGAGTACCTACAAAACATGTATATTGTTATTCTTTTGCTTTAAACCCTGAAGATCATCAACCTTCAGGTACTTGTAATTTTACCAAAATAAATACATGTAAAATAAAATTTAATGGTGTACAAAGTACAAGTAGTAAATTACATATGTTTGGAGTTAATTATAATGTCCTAGAATTAAAAGATGGAGAAGCAACACTAAAGTTCACAACTTAACATATTAAATTAAAAATATTAAATTATAGATAAAGTTAATTTAATATTTAGGAATTATAAATAATATTAATTTTTTTTTTTTTACAAAACTTTTGAGCCTTCCCCCCCCCCCCTAAAAAAAAGTTGAAATTATGGTCATTTTTTATACTTTTGTAATTTTTTTCTTATAAAATAGTATTTTAAGAATAAAAACTATGGTTATAATGCTTTACAAATATAAAAAGTATAAAAAAGTATAAAAAAAGTATAAAAAAAGTATAAAAAAGTATAAAAAAAGTATAAAAAGTATAAATTTATTTAAAAGGAAAATTAAAATATAATCATATTATATATAATGTTTACATGTCAAATATGTAACTATAATACAAAAACTAAGTGTAACTATCTTAAACACCTAAAGACAAAGAAACATTTAAATAACGTTAAAAGTGAAGAGGAATTGACATCTAAAAATAAAAAGTATAAAAAAATGACCACAAATGACCACAAAATGACCACAAATGAACACAAAATGACCACAAATGAACACAAAAGTATAAATAAGGAATTATTTTGTACATTTTGTAATAAAAAGTTTTCAACTAAAGCACATAGAAGGAGACATGAGATACATTATTGTAAAGAAAATGTAGAAAATACAACTTTAGTTAGTATTATTGATGAAAAAGATAAAGAATTAAAAAGAGAAAAACGAGAAAAGAAGAAATTATATAAACAAATAGAAACTTTACTAGAAAAAGTAGGTGACACAATTAATAATAATACAATTAATCAAACTAATAATATAGTACTAAATAATTATGGAAAAGAAGATTTAAGCCACATCACATCAAAAGTATTAGATAAACTAATAATGGCGCCTTGTCAAATGATAAATAATTTGACAAGAATGATTCATTTTAATGATAAAAAGCCTGAAAACATGAATATTTATATTCCTAACAAAAAGGAAAAATATATAAAAGTATTCAAAAACAATCAGTGGATGCTTGAGAATAAAAAAGATGCAATACCAGATATAATAGACAAAAACTACTTTATATTAGATAGTCACTATGAAAATAATGACGGTGAAGAAAAATTAGATAGATTTACAAATAAAAGTTACAAAGAATTTCAGAAAAAAATGGATGAAAAAGATGAATCAATACATAAAATACAATATGATGCATGTGAACTAGAATTACTTAATAGCAGTAAACTAGTTATTGATCATCATGAATTATAAGTTTACTTAAAAAAAAAGACTGAAAAAAAAATCTATGCGAAGCAATAATTTATTGGTAATTTTATCATTGAAAAAATTTATGTGATTTAATAGTAAATTATTAGAAATTATAATTACTGAAAAAAAAATCTATATGATTTAATAGTAAATTATTAGAAATTATAATTACTGAAAAAAAAATCTATGTGATGTGCTAAAAATTATATCAATATTTAAATTAATATTGATATAATTTTTATATAGAAAAATATAAATTTTATTTCATAAATATATATAATAAGAATATAGAATTTATATAGGTTAAATTAAAATTTGATATAAAATCTTCGCGGGTTTGCGGATAGGTCTTACAATACCTTTAAAATATTCGTTTAAAAATATTTAATGGTAATGATATCTTTTAAAAAATAAACATATTGTAGTCTTTAAATAAGACCATAAATAAAA